GTTGCGCCTGACCAAGTGCAGTCTATGATTAACGATAACAAACTATCGGCAGATCAGATTGCAGCAGTACAACAAGAAGAAATACGCTTTAAAGAGCAAACTCAAGCTCTAGGCTTAAACTTTGAACAGCTTGCTGTGGAGGATCGTAAAAGTGCTAGAGATATGCAAACGACTACTCAAAGCATTATCCCTCCTTTGCTTAGTATTCTTGTTACCGTTGGGTTTTTTGGCATATTGGCTTACCTTATGGTTACTCCTGCGGATACTGCGAATACACCCTTGATGATTATGCTTGGCTCATTAGGCACTGCTTGGACAGGAATCATTGCTTTTTACTTTGGATCTTCTGCGGGTTCACGAGCTAAAGATCAAATGTTATTTGAATCCACCCCCGCAAAATGAATTTAGAATTAAAGCGCACTTACTTTGGTAGCGACTTTACTGTCGGAAGCCTGTATGCAGATGAAAAATGGATCTGTTACACATTGGAAGATAAAGTAAGAGAGGTAGAGGGAAAGCCTGTTAGTGAATGGAAAATAGCAGGTGAAACCGCTATACCTAGTGGAACATATCCCGTTAAAATTACTTATTCCAATCGGTTTTACCGAAATTTACCCTTGCTTTTTAATGTAGAAGGGTTTGAAGGAATCCGAATCCACCCTGGCAACTCCAATAAAGATACTGAAGGCTGTATTTTGGTAGGTCTTAAATGGGATGGAATAAGCGATTGGATTAGTAACTCAGTAGATGCTTTTAACAAGCTCTTTCCTTTTTTACAGGAAGCTACTGACTCGATCACTATTAAAATTGATAATGGATAGCCATTACAAATCATTGCTTAAAGCTGTAACTTGGCGCATTACAGGCAGTTTTGATACTTTTGTTCTATCTTGGATAATGACAGGTCAAGTAAACCTAGCGTTCAGCATAGCCTTTATAGAGCTATTTTCTAAGATAGCCCTATATTGGTTACATGAACGCATCTGGTTAAAGATCAAGGTGCTGGAGTAAGTTGCCCTTCAAACAAGTAGCTTCCTAAATGTCCTAAGTTAGCCCAAGGCGCTGCAAACACTTTTCCACCCGCTAATCTCCAAATACGGCAAAAGTGATAATCCTCAGATAACAAGCGATTGCTATCAGGTTCAATTGAAGTAGCAAAATATTCGTGGATAACTTCTGCATGATTGAGTTGACCTGAAAGATCTCCTACATCATTGGTGTAAGAAGGTACTTTTTTCTTGAGCTTCTCAAACACCTTGCGTTTAATTAGCATAAAGCCAGTACCGCCATTAAAGATCTCTACTGGTTGATCTATGGGAACGGTAACTTCACCCGCATAGTCAACTAGGTTAACTACAAAACTTCCTGTATGGCTCTTTAACTGGTCATTAGGAACACCCGCATCCATTGCTTGCTTGGTGCTATTCCAATTGATCTCTTTTTTAGGGTAGATACCGCAGATGATGTCTTTATCAGCTTGGATCATTCTCACAATGTCCTCTGGTCTGAATTTGATGTCTGCATCAATAAACATCAAATGGGTAGAGTTGGACTTCAAGAAAGTATGCGCTAAAGCGTTTCTGGCACGGGTAATCAGGCTCTCATTAAACATAAAACTAAATTGAGTTTGTACTCCCGCTTGGGCAAGCACGCTTACGGATTGCAAAATGGATTGAGTGTAAAAGCCAGCACACATACCGCCATACATCGGAGTAGCAATAAAAATAATCGGTTGTACGGGTTCTTTTTTAGCTTTTTCTTTCTGTGCTACTGGTTTCTTTTTAGTTGCCATGATTTTCCTTAAATAAAGTTGTCGGTACTAGCGTTAATGACTTCGTTAATCAATATGTTCTTTCTGTCGTTAGAACACTCGTGCATACAAGTGGTCTTAGCATTGAATTTGTCCATATAGGCTTGTGTTTCAGGGCTAAACCATAGCCTATGAAAGCTACTGTCTTTGATAGATCCTATACATCCTGACTTATCGTAGGCTTTGTTATGACAAGCATATACATTGAGGTCTGCACCGATGACAGGTACGGTCTGCATAATGAAGCACTTGTGATAGCTTCTAGTATGAGAGTGACTACTCCCAGGAGTAATGTTGTAAGTGCTGTTAACAGTAAAGCGATCATCACATATCTTTTGAATGTTTTTAAGCTGTTCATTAACTTCCTCTGCTATCGGTTTATGGTATTCATAAAAGTCTGGTACATACATTGGACTGAAACGCACATTTTCAACACCGCTATCTTTTAATAACTGGGTTAGTCCCCCAAGATTTTTGTAATTGTTGCGATGCACAATATAATTAACAGCCAGATCACATCCCGCATCTTTCATTCCCGCAAAACCTCTTAGATTGCGGATGATGCTATCAAAACTCTTTTCTGGCACATTCCTAAACCGCTTCATTTCCTCGCCATTGGTGTAATCCATTGATACACGCACCCACTTGGCTTTGGCTAAGACTTCCGCTTTTTCTTTAACTAGGTTCTGACCATTGGTGATGATGGATAGGTCCATTTTGAGAGCTAATGTTAAGCGCATGAAGTCTGCTATATCAGGGTGCATCAATGGCTCTCCACCCCCACTCCATGTAATAGCTTTAGTACCCATGTTAGCTAGGTCATGCAAGATCTCAATCATCTTATCTCTAGGGATGATGTCATCTTCCTTCATGTCCTCGTGCATACCGCTAACAATATGTTCTTCTTCTCCACCGTCTTTTACTCTAAAACCAGTGCTATACACGCAAAAGAAACAGCCGTGATTACAAAGGTTAATTGGCTTGACCCGAACATACACAGGTGCAGTAACCTTCCCCGCCCCAAAAGAAATCAGCTTTTCTGGATGATGGAAGATCTTAAAATCACTGTATTTATTGCTTTTCACGCTAAATCCTTATATTCGACCAACATTACGGAATCAAAAGTCTTGCTGGCAAGGTCATAAAACACCTCAATATCACCCTCATCTTTCATTTTCCACACTGGAAAGCTCACCATTTGGCGTATTCCCTCAGTTAAATCTTGAGTATGAGTAGCGCCTGTATAAAGAGGCTTCTTGGTATTGCCCACAATGCAACGAATAATGACTTTTGGGTGGAACTCACCATGAGAGATTTTGGCTATTTTGTCTAAATGGTTGACCATTGCATCCATTGCGTTCATTAAGAAGTCCATACGCTCAATAAAGACCACTGGGAGGTATCCCTTGAGTGATAGTCCTATTGCAAACCCCATCATCAGGTTCTCTGCTACAGGCATCTCAATAATCTGACTATCTGCCACTTTTTTTAGCGTACCTAATGCTCTGCCTTTTTTAAGACCATAGCCAATAAAACGCACTTGAGGGTTTTGGGCTAATTTGGTATTGGCTTTAGTAAGCTCATCCTTGTAGCTCATTTAACATCCTTAAAAACAATATGCTTTTTAGTGCCGTTGCCAGCATGAGGATAGGTAGGATCGTAGTTGTTGCGGATTACGCACCCTGGCAATCTAAATCTAAACTGATAAGGCAAGCGTTCCTCTAGCGTTGAATCTACGCTACGGTTGTTATCTTCAATAATGAATGTACAAGGTAGATCATGTCCTTGGACCATCATTACCGCCTCATAAAAGTGTCCTTGTTCTTCTGCACCATCACCTAAGAAGCACCAGACCCGATTAGAGCTACCTTCTTCTTTAAGTGCGTAAGCTACACCCGTTGCTATTGCGCAAGTGCCAGAAAGAATACTTGAAGTAAAAAAATGACGATCCCTGTCAAACACGAACATAGAGTTGCCATCAAGAATCTTTGCAAGAAGCTCATTTCTGGAAACTCCAGATAAAAGAGCATGATGATGATTGCGGTGAGTGCTAAAAACCCAGTCCCCATCTTGAACCTCCTTAAACAAATCAATTAAAAAGTCCTCGTTACCACCTGATAAGTGGATGAGGTAAGGCAAATTACCATCTTCCCAGTGATCCGCCACCTCTTTTTCAAAATCAATTAAATCTTGCTTATTCATTTAGTTCCAACCAGTTTGTAGAGCTTGTATTTCTTAGATTCATGCCATTTATCAAGGATTAAGTAACCTTGCGCCTTAAGTTCCCCTACCCTAGTAGATAGCTTCATCGTGCCAGCTTCTTTCAAAGCATCTAGGGGTGATTTCCAGCCTTTTTTAAGGCATTTAATAATTTCTTGCTTTTGAGTTAATTCCATAATTATTCTCCTGTTAGGTTAAGTGGTGAGCTGCTCAGAAAGACCCTCACCGTAGTCCACCTAACTACTTGGCTAATTCACGCCAAATTCGCATCTGAGCTTACGGAGTGATCCTCCATCCGATCAAGCATGACTACACAACCGCCACCCTTTTTCGGCACACCTCTTGTAATAGATACCCGTTGTACCTGGCAATCGTCATCGAAAACTCCAGCATCTTGTAAGGCATCCAAAATGGGCTTAATACAGTTGTCAATATCCATGAGTTTTTTGGATCTTGGATGTAAGACGATTTCAACCCACATGGGAGCATCTCCAAACTTAGGTACACGCCATTCCGCACAATATTCTGCAACATGATTCTTAAAATCCCTTCCCCGTTGGCTGATAAACCTACGATGTCCACTAGCGATCCAGTAGTTATTGATTGAGGGTGGATAAGGTAGGTTTAAATGAATCATCAGCAGTTAATTGGTTTAAATGGTCCTTCGGTATTGGTATCCCAACAACAGATACCACCTGTATAGTCACGCTCACACTTAGTAGCTGCATGACATTGAGAGATTCCAAACCCTAGCATCATAAAAGTAAAAGCAATTAAAAATAATAATAAAAATTGTTTCATTTTTAAAACTCCTTTTGGTGGGGTACTAACATACTTGCAAGTCTATTACCGCCAAGAAGCCCTAGCGGATGCTTTCCCCCGTAAACTAAAATGGCACATCAGAATCATCAACCCTGTTAACTTCTTTTGGATAAACGCCAGGGTTCTGTGGTTTCCAATTATCTTCAGACAGACTGATTAAACTACCTTTAGGGGTTTGCTTAGTCCAGCCAGCAATCTTCAGGGTTTGACCCGCTTTATAGTCCTCTGATAGCAATAGCGTACCTTTCCAATCAGGAGAACGCTCATTGGTTTTCTTTTCGTTCTGAAACAGAACGCCTTTGCCCATCTGGGCGATATGACCATTAGCCATTGTTGATTTCCTTTCTAATTGCTTGGAGTTTTGATAAGAACTTCGCTGTAGTATTGCCGTCAAATGTTTTTGTATAGGCTTCATTGACATCTCTAAATGCCTTTATCTTGGAGAACTTTTCCTCTGGTGTCATCTTGCTTGATTCATGGATCTTGGCGTGCATCTCTGCGAAACCATCAATCCAATCATCTTTACAAACATAATGCGCATACGGAACATCGTTACCAGGAACATACATCGGCAATGCCATATCAGGGATGTCATCAGGAATAGCGGAAAGATCCACTACGCTAGGAATGACTGATCCCATGTCTTTTAATACGGAAGGCTTGGCGGTCTGGGTTTCGAAGTTTTCGACTTCATCTGGCGAGTAGAACCCCGTAACAGATCCAGGGAAAACTGATCTAATCCCCTCTGAAATACAACGGCTTCTGAGCATCGCTCTGGGAAACTTTTGCCATCCGCTTCCTGGTTTAACAAGACCAATTTTGGTAGCTTGTCCAATGGTCCATGTAACCGCAAGGTTACCCCCGTTGGGATGTGAAAAAACTCCTGTAACTTGCTCATCTGTGTACTCCTTCCATTCGACTTTGCCACCTGCATTTTGGAAACGGGCAAGCATCGCATCAGCCTTCAATGCTGGTCTGCCTTGGATTATGTGAAAGTCACGAGCTGCAGTTGCAGGGTGTAAACCTTCCGCTTGTGCTACCGCCATTAGTGCTAAAACACTATTGGTGTCCTTCATACCAAACAGACCAGACTTGGCTATTGCTTGTGCCATCTGCTCCATCTCGTTAAAACTGACG